TCTTTTTTGTGACCAATAACTGCAATCTTATCACCAGGGTTTGTGTGTCTTGCAACAAGTGCTTGAACACGAACTGCCCATGCTTGGTCATTGTAAATGGTATCTGGATTGGCTTCGATTGCAATACGGATGCTGAGTCCCATAGTTGCATAACGAATCATCACAGCACGTTCCTCGCTAGTGAACGGGTTTTTGTAAGTGCGTGGTTGATTTGCTGAACCAGTGACAACTACCAATTGGTCACATAGTGCTGTGGCTCGTTTGATAATCTCTAAGTGAGCATTGTGAAAGGGTTGAAAGCGTCCAATGAGGACTAGGGTATCATATTTTTTTGACATACAAAAATCCTTTGTATAATGTGCTCGGCGTCTATCGCTCTGCTACTCTTATTTATACATAGTATAACACCATGTGTCTTTTTTGTCAAGTTTTTGGGTAAATTTTATCTGAAAAGTACTTGGATAAAAATAGTTGAATCACCATTTTGAACTACAGTAACACCACCTATTGGCTTGTAATTCAGATTAAGCATATTGTTCACAATGTCCTGTAACTCACGTAAACTATTTGCTTCTATAATTTCATAATCGTTTAATTGCATAAAAATTCTCTGTTTGGAAAAGGGCACCTAAGTGCCCTTTTTGTAGTACTAAATTACTTTGGCTTATTCACTGTAGCGAAAGGCCATGCTGTAGTATGAGTAGGTTGACTTGCTGGTTCGTTTGGTTGACAAACATAGCGTTGAGGAGTACCATCTTCGCTGTCTAGTACACCTTTGTCGTAACCTTCATCATAGTCTTTTGAATCTCCCCAATATGCACGACCAAAATAACCATCTTCATAACCACGATAGAAGTCGCTGAATCCTGTTTTAGGACCTGTAGTTTTTGCTACAGATTTTGCAACTGGTTTCGCAATGTTGTTGGTTGCATTGTCTTGCACTGATTGAGTGAAGGCGTTAGTAGTGTCTTCGTGATTGATACCAACTTCACCAATCACTAGATAACGACATGCACGACCTTTTGCATCGTTGTAATCGCTTGGAATGGACACTACATCTGCTGGATTGATTTTAACAATCACAACTCGTTCACCACCAAAGTGACTCAAGTAACTTTGACCACAAAAGTGCAAGCCTGTACTACAGGTGTTGTCTTTATTGTCGTCAACTTCGTTGCGTTCCATTTCAACAAGATTACCAACACTGTTGTCCATTGTACCACTATGCACATCAAAATAGTTACCACGAACTTTCTTGTAAGCCAAGAAACATCCATCTGGTGTGATTGGCAAGTTGTTCTTTTCCAAGAAGCCATACAGTTCGGTGACTGCTCGTTTGCTTGGGTTAGTCATCAAGTTTTCCATGAACAACACGAGAGGTTCAATAGTGAAACCATCTTGCAACATGGCAATCATGCGTGATGCAATTGCATTGTGGAACTCTTTGCCCTTCCAATACATTGTTTCGCCCTTGATAGAGATGTTACCTTTACCATAGTTCAATACAACTTGTTTAGGCTCAATGATGTCCTTAACAGTATCCCAGTCTTGGGCTTTAATAGCATCAACTACCTTTTGATAGGTAACATGTGTTTTGCTAATTGTGTGAGGGGTATTACCGATCACGACGGTAACATTGTTACCTTGAATGATGAATGGATAGCTCATCTTAAATTCCTTTTGATTTGTCAATCAAGTTAATATACTCGGCAATTGCCGAACGTTCTACACCATAACCACTGATATGGTCAATCAATGGATAGCGTTTGTGGACAGCCTCAACTTCTTTTGTGTATTGGTCAATCAGTGATTGTGGACTTGTTACAGTCTGTTTCACATCATACGCCTTACACAAACTAGCCAATGCTGTTTGTTTCTTAGGAGATACTGGAGCCACATCTATAAAAGTTTCTACAATTTTTCTGTAGGGGCTGTCAATATTTACTAAACTAGTGACATTGTACTTCAAAATATCTTCTAAGTCAAGAGCCTGTTTGACCATTCCCAAGACATTAGTTTGGCTCACATTATTCAACAATTGAACAATATGTGTTTCAATATTTACCCAGTTTTTTTGTGTCTTAATAAATTCAATGTCACCTTTACGAACACCGTAGATTTCACCTTTATACAATTCACTTTCTGACAACAAACGATTAAGCAGTTTCAGATCGGTAAATTTACCCAATGCCTGAAAACCACTCAATGGCATATAGTAGTGTGTTTTACTAGTGTCAAACGATGCTGCCTTACCAGCATCACGCCATACAACTTCATCTTGACGATAGTAACCACCAGTACCACGTTGTTCCAAATGCATGATAGTAACATTGGTACTCAATGAACCAGTTTTGCGTTCTTTTTCATCCAATGAACTAGCCAAAACTTTGTATGATTCTGGTGGGTTCTTGATTGCAGTAAAGAATTCAGTTGTCTTAACTGGCTTAGTGCGGTCGAAAGGTTCGATCACAAAGGCAGTGATATTGAATTTTTCTTTGTTCTTACGATAATGATACTTGGCTCGTTCAGTGGCACCTAGTTTAGTATCGTTGATAACAAAACGCAAATTTTCTGTTACAGGAATTTCCCATACACTCCACGTGTCATAGTGACCACTAGTATTGCGTTGGTCACTGTATTCACGACTTGGTTTGTTGTTTACACAAGGGTCGTGGTACACTGATTTAGTAAAACTACGAATAACCATGTTATAGTCTTTTTGCAATTCAGTTTCAGTAAACTTGAATTTCTTTGAATTGTGCCAACTGTTACCATTGACCATGTCAAAGTTAGTGTCAGTGATATACTTTTCTACCGCGGCACTGTATAATCGTGCATTCATGCGTTCACGCAAATAGAATGCTCGTTCCCACAAGTTTTCAATCTGGTTGGCTTCTTCTGCAATGTGTTCAGCCAAACGAACATTCAATTGTTCAAGTTTGTTTTTGATTGATTCAATCGTTTGTGGAATGTAGCTCAAACCTTCACGACTTGCTTGGAAGTCAAGTTCACCGATGTTGAACTCCATGACCAAACCACAACTCAACATTGTACGCAATTTACCCAATGAAGTATCTGCATCAGGCACTTGAATTGGATAAGCAATATTACCCATCAAAGCCAAACTGTGTGAACAATCTTTACGATAATGAACACCCGGAATAATGTCTTTGTCCATGTATTCAGTATCACGGAAAGTAAAGTCCTTGTTACCGGACACTACTGGTCGCAGTTTGAAAAACTCAAACACATTGCGAGCCTCTTGACGGAACTTCTCAAAGTCATAACGGTCGTTGACTGAGAACTTAACTTCAACACCACTTGGTTCCGTAGTTTGTTCTTCCATCATCAATGCGATTGAGGGTACACCTTGCTCGTTGATAAAAGCAGTGTAAATACCCTTGCAACCGTCTTTGATAGCGGTAACGGTAAAGTTATCAGTATACGAGAACGGAGACTTACTGCCAAGTCCCAATGCTCCGATGTAGTCATTTGAATTAGTTTTAGTTGACTCAAAATAAGTAGTATAGATGTTTGTAACTTGGTCATGTGTCAAGCCTGTACCGTAGTCACGGATACTGAAATGAGGTTCCAATGCGTTAGGCAAGTGAACATCAAATGGTGTGTTTTGTTTACCTGCGGCAGTGTGACTGTCAACTGCATTGCAAGAAAGTTCACGGATGATTGCACGAATTTTGTTTGCATACAAACCTGAACTCAGGATGTTGAATGCCTTAGCACTGTTGCGAATACGAAACTCACCAATCTCACCAACATTGGATACGATTGCTTCGTTTTGCGGGGCACTATTGATAATCATGTGTGTTCCTGTGTGTTAACTTAAAGATATATTATACAACCAAAATGATTTATTGTCAAGTGTTTTTTAAGATGTGCCAAGTTAATTCAGGGCCGCCCACTAAACAACATTGTGTTGTATACTTTAGATAACCCGTGTCGTTAGGATATTTTAAGGGTATTACTCTAACTTGCTTGGGTGTTACCTTAGTAACCTTACCCACTTGCAAACTATTGTGATGTGTGAAAGCAACATAGTCACCTTCTTTCACATCACGACCCAAAATGTCTTTGTGCTCTAAATGCAATGAGGTCATTGTAGTGTCTTCGGTGTGTCAACCGGCAAGTGGTCAAGTAGTGTTTGATAATCTTCATCATCCAATTCATCAACTGGAATCATTTTTTCTTTGTATTCACCACTCTCAAACATGCGTTTAATTTCAGTCAATAACTCATCAAGTTCTTCCTGTGTGCCATCAAAGTTATCAAAACATCCGGGTGCGAATGTAATTTTTGGTTTATTATCTTCTGTCATTGTGAATTCCTAATCATGTCAAATAAATGTGCCTTGTTGTCGTAGTATTTTACAATACGCAGGTTATCTCGCCACTGTGCAAGTTTACCTGCGAATCGTTCATTCCATCGTAAAAAGCTATCACGAAACCAGAATGGGTTAAAAATAGCAAGAATCAATGTGATTAATAATGGCACTGCAAGAAACAGTGTCACAAAATAAAAAATTGATTTGTATTTTGTCATTGGACTAATTTTAATCATACTTCTTCCTTAAGACACTGTTCCATATCATAGCATGGTTCATATGAAGTGGAATACTCGGTTTCACATTGTGTGATAAGTTCTTGGATTCGTTCGTTCATTTTAATTCTTTTTCAGTTGTTCCAGTTTTGCCAGTTCTTCAAGTGTAGTAACAAAATGAAAACGCTTAGTTTCGTTGTAACATTGTTCATAGCCTTGTACACTGATTTCATAAGTCCACAAACGAACAATTCTATCCTCGCCAATGTCCTCGGCAGTTAGCAAAGGGTATTCGTACTCTTTGCCAAAATATGTGATAGTAACATTAGTCATTACTTTACTCCGAATGTGTTAAGTGCTGGTTGCAATGTGTTAATCAATAGTGTCTCGCGGGCATGAGCAGGACGCTTACCACGCACAACTTCAACGACACCGAACACAAAACGCTCGGCACCACGTTCACGCAAAGCACGACTTAAACCCCAATCTTTGTTTTCTGTCAATGCTCTTTGCATGTGTTTTTGCATGCGGCGATTCAATGTCTTACGCAAGTTGCCTGCAAAGCAAACAGCAGTCAAACCAATGTAGTACTCAAGTGTTACTGTATCTTGGATAAAGTAAATCACTTGGTTACGATCAGTGCGGCGTTTTCTTGAGTTCATGTATGTATTATACAACCAAAACCATTTATTGTCAAGTTTTGGTTGTAATACTTTAGACTCTACCTTCGTAGTCTGCTCTCACATACCACTCGGGTACATAATCTAGGTTGTTGTGTTTAGTGTTATAGTCTATGGCCCATTTACGGGCTTCATTCTCATTGTCAAAATACTTAGTATCCCAATGCTTGTGACCACTGAACCGATCATACTCAGTAAGTACTACTTTATACAATGCTTTGTTAAGTTTGACTTCTGCCATACAGTTCTCCTTCTAGTGAGATTACAGTATAACGGACAACGATAAAAATGTCAAATCTTACTGTTGTATAAACGCAACGCTTCTGACAATAGTTTAACTTCACGATTTTGTACATCAACTTCCCAAGGTAAATTGCTGTATTCTTCGTAGGTCATGTCTTCGGGAGATTTGTCGGTGTAGGGTATACCCTTCCAGCGACACATGCCACGTTGATCTATGGTTAATAGTCCTGTATGTTTTTGACTCACATGTATTAACTCATGTGTAAGAATTCGTGGAATATCCTCATACATTAAATGTGTGCTCATTACAATCCTATTGACTCGGTTAACATCTATTCCACCATAGACATTTTTTTCTAATGGATAAAGGCATACCTCTATCTCTGCGGGTAGATCAATTAAATTAGAAACCAAATTGGCAAACGAGGCAATGATTACCTCGTGTTTATAGCTTCTCTGATTGTTTTGATAGAAAAATCTGATATACACAGACTATTTAGCGCATGTACTCATAGTTCACAGTATCTATGTTTTCTCTAAAAACAATAGCACCGTTCTTTAAATGAAAACGCTTTGCTGTTTCAGTCTTAGGGCTTAGTGTTACAAAACGCTCAACTGAAGGATATTGTTGTTTCAGTGCAGGAACTGCTTGCATTAATAAGTCACGACCTGCTCCGGGACTGTAACTCCATATAGTGTAAAACACTGCGGTAGTTGGTTGTTCAGTTACTTTGCCTAGTTCATCTACATTAGATGGAACAAAGTCGTGAAAGCTGATACAAACAATTGCTCTTGGTTTTTCGTCTTGTGCTAATGCAGCAACAAGTCTGCCCTCGCTAACACGGAAATCTGCTGATATCTCAGGACGCACAGGGTCGTCTTTGATATATTCTATAAGTTGGTGGGATGGTGAGGTGATGAAAGTTAACATGGCTCGCTACATTAAAAATGTATTTATGCCAATCTGCAATAAAGTCGTATATTATGCGTTGATAATTTTTAGACTTTTTTCAACAAACTGTTGTCGTTCTTTTTTTGATTTAGCACCCAACATTGTTATAGAATATAGTTGGTCATGTGCTGATACAAGCATTGTTACACAAAATCCAGCAGCATGTGTAAATCCTGTTTTGATTGTAACGATGCCATCATGTCCAAAGTATTTGATAGTTGGATTACCCTTGACTTTAGTATGTTTTTTACCCTTAACAATCTCGGCAGCTACTGCATGTTGTTGTGCAGCATTTTTTACAATGTCAAATTGACTTACTGCTTGACTTAGTTTAACAATGTCACCGGTCGTTGAATAGTTCATTGGACTTAATCCAGTCGGTTCAACAAAACGAGTATGTGTTAATCCTAATTCATTTGCATGTTGATTCATTGTATAGACAAAATATTGCTTTCCACCTGGGTAGTTCTCACCCAATGTAATTGCGGCAATGTTATCACTAGCAATCAATGCAAGATTTAATAAGTCACGGCGAGTTACAACCATACCCTTGCTCAAGTGTGTGTTGCTTGTACGCTTGCTGGTTACCGCAAGTTTCTCATCCAAGTCTTGTCCTGCAGTCATGACGGTGTACACTGTCATAAGTTTGCTAATACTAGCAATAGACACTTCTTCGGATTCTAGTGAACCTTGCAGAATCTCGTTGTTTGTTACATTGTAAACTACTGTTTTAGCACTAGCAAAAGCAAGTGTTGGTAGTAGCATCAATAATATAAGTATTTTACGCATTAGATATTTATTATAGCAGGAAGTGTTGCGAATTGCGATATATTTGGCTTATCTTTACAAGAAATAAATATCCAGATGACACTAGAAGAACTTGATAAAATTGCGAAAGAACGGTACTATGATTTGGATTATCCAAATGCATTGCGTTGTTATGCAGAGGCTTTTATTAATTTTCCAAAACTTGCACTAGCATACAATAACTATGGAAATATATTGCGTGAAATGGGATATCCTGAACAAGGATATGGCTTCATGCAAACGGCAGTAGACTTAGAACCAGATCACAAAGATTATGCTTTTAATTTAGCAATCGCACACTTGCTTGCTAATGACTTACCTAATGCATGGGATATGTTTGAAACAAGATGGAAGTTTAAAGGACATGAACATGTACTAGACGACTACAAACAACCTAGGTGGGAAGGACAAGACTTAACAGGCAAAAGATTGCTAGTATTATGTGAAGAAGGTGATGGTGATAACTTACAGTTTGCAAGATTCACCAAGCACTTGGAAAGTTTAGGTGCAACTGTTATACATCAAACTGAAATTAATTTAGTTGAGTTGTTTACTAGTTCATTTAAAAATGCAATTGTTGTTTCAAACAAAGATCCTATACCAGAACATGACTTCTGGACTCCGATACTAAGTATACCAAGAGTTATTCGTATGACATACGACAACATGCCTAAGTGTGAAAAGTATTTGAAGCCAAGTAAAAAATTAATTAACTTTTGGAAGAAAACATTAGGTGAGTCAAATAAAATAAGAATTGGTTTTTGTTGGAGTGGAAGAACTAAGCAATATCCATTTGAAGAACTGGTTAAAGTAATAGAAAACAATCCTCAATTTGAATGGATTAACTTGCAAGCAGGTATGTCACAAGAGGAAGCCGACAAACTTATTGAACTTAACGTAGATAGTTACTTTCAACATATTAATGATTGGTCGGATACTGCTGGTTTAGTTTCTAATTTAGATGCAGTTGTTGCTATTGACACAGGACTTGCACATCTTACAGGTGGATTGGGTGTTCCTTGTTTTATCTTAACTGATAGATATAAAACATGTTGGAGATGGTTATTGGATAGGAATGATAGTCCTTGGTATAAATCCGTGACGTTAGTAAGGCAACGTGAAGTACGTGGGTTTACTGAACAACTGAATGAACTTAACACATTGCTTCAAAATCTACAGCCAAAAAAATAGACCCCGAAGGGTCTATCAATGTTTATCTAATTGTGATGCAACTAAGCCAGCGATTGTTTGTTCCAACCTTTCAATCTCTATTGCCGCTTCTTCAAGCAAATCACTGATACGGTCGGGTTTGCCTTCTTGTACACTTTTTCTATCTTGGTTGTTTCGTCTAATCTCCGCCCGTTTACGCAAGCGGTAGACTAGACTTTGTTCACTTACGGGTAAATGACTTTCATCTTGCATGTTATTCTTTCAATACGAAAACATTACCCCCGTTTAACCTGCCCTCACTGCAATAAAGTTGCTGATGCAGGGAACTATAACAGATGGCACGGGGATAACTGTAAACTAAAGGATCAGTGATGTTGGGGCATTTCGCCCTTCAATGCGTCCTTAATCATTTCATCCAAACGCACTACCACTCGACCAGTAGCATCCATACCCACATCGCGGGCACGATACTTTTCCAATCCAGTCACTTTGCCATGAACATGACCAAAGAAATGCACTGAACCTCGGTGTGCTTGGTCCCATTCATAGTGAAAGGGATAGTGACACATAATCACAATCTGACCATCGTGGTTGTAGCGCAAGTACTGATGTACTTCCTTAAACTCTGCACGGAATGCAGGGTCGTTCAACAACTTACGGTCATGGTTGCCTTCAATCAGTATTTTGGTACCGTTCAAACGGCGCAAGATTTGTACAGCGTCTTTTGCTGGCAAGAAAGCAAAGTCGCCCAAGATGAATGTTTCATCATCTGGTTGCACACTTGCGTTCCATTCACTAATCATTTTTTCTCGCATGTCATCAACATCAGTGTAGCCTGCACGTGTTACAGGGCAGAACTTCATAATATTGGCGTGGCCGAAATGTAAATCTGAGGTGATCCATTTTGTCATTTTATTTTTTCTTTCATTCAATACAAGTATTATATGACCAAAATGATTATTTGTCAAGTAATACTTTTATACTCGTTCCTTCTTTACTCGTCCAATGCGACTTGCTTTGTTCCAATCATAAGCAACACCATCTGGGCACTTACCATCACGAACACTGTCAACACCAAAACGACCTACTACTTCAAAACTTGCACCACTGATAGTTACAAACTTGTCTAATGTCTTGGCATAGTTCATAGCCAAATCAAGTGTTTCAAAAGTTTCTGTTATGTCACCATATATGACTTTAAATTTTAAACTCACTTCTACTAATCCTTTTCAATTTATACTTTTCTTCCAATTCAATATGACCAACTAATGCTTCCTCTTGTGTTTTGTATCGTCTTACAACTTCACTCTCACCGTTAGCAAAGAAGATACAACTTTCATAAGGTGTATTTTGGTACGCAACACTAACCAACTCTACTGTACTCAATGATACATCAGGAGGATAGAACCACACATGGTCATCACTTACGATTTGCCAACGCTTGTTACGCATACTATTAAGAGTCACCAAGTTGTTCCTTACTACGCTTAGGGATGATAAGTTCGGATTCAAGTTCGATTCCATTAATTGTGTGAGGTTCGTTTTCGTCATAAGCCATTCCCAAGTACTTCATCATTTTATGCTTAACCAGTAAGTTAGGACTACGAAACATTTCGGTGTCATCAAAGCCCATCATTACACCAACTTCACAAACTGCACCACTACGACATACACCTGCGACACAATGCACAATGACATTCATGTGATTAGCCTTTGCCTGCTGTAACAACAAGCACAAACTCTTTGCCTGGTCATCAGTGATTTTGAATTCCTCAGCACTTGGCATATCATCTTTTTCAAGATCCAAGAATTCAAATTGTGCAACATGCTTGAACTTGTATAAGGGTTCTGGGAACTCCATTAGTGGGTCAACGATTTGAATGAGCATGGCATTCTCACCTGGGTTAATGTGAAACCCTTTAGTGATATCGCTCAATGAGACATTTTGAATCCAAGGCATGTTATGCTCCAAAGTTAAACTCACGCACCCATTCAAATCGTGTTGAAGCAGGTACCCATTTGAATTGTTGTTTTTTTCTGTTGGCTTGTTCAAAGTCCATGCAAACCATGACCCAACCTCGTTCAGTAGAGAAGCCCACGGTGTCAGCAACACGGATCACTTCAACAATGCGTCCATTCATTTTTGCGACTATCATCATATTTGCTCCTTTACTTGGTGCCCATGACAGGACTCGAACCTGCAGAACCTAGTCTCTCAAACTAGTGCCTATACCAATTCGGCTACAGGGGCTTGTTTGTTTCAATACAGTTATTATAAGTGATTTGGGGATTTGTGTCAAGTAAGCAGAAAGTAGTACCCTAGTGGCTCTGCTTAAGATATTAACTATAGTAGTATTAATATAATGTAAAGAACGGTGGGCTTATCAGGCCCTATAATATATGCGATGTTCGTCTAGGGTACTTTTGAAAGCATACAACTCTTTCATCAACAGAGCCAGTCTTATCGGCTGGATGCGTTATACACTTACAAAAGTGTTCTATCACCTCTCACCACAAGAGTCATAGAACCGGGCTGTTACTCCGTCCACGTATTGTATTTATCTGGAAAGCTGTTAGCGTTCAGCTCCTAAGATTGTTTCCGTTTCCCAATATCGGGGCGTAAGGGTCAAGTTCTTAAGTACCCAGTTGTATGATAAGGACCTCAACTATATCCTAACTCTATTACGCTAAGTTAACGCGGGGGTTTGTTAAGCCAAGTCGTAACGAGGCTTCATAACTGTCTTCAACATGATTGCTTCTGGTGTGAAGTCATCCATGTTGCCGCCCATGATACCACCGGCTACAGCAGGGCTGAAACCAGAGACCAAAGCAACGCCAGTCTTGTTGAACTTAACTGGTGTGTTACCGTATGACGCATTCAAGTTCCAGAACACAACTTGAGGAATAGTGTAACCTGCTTCCTTGTACTTGCGTTCAATCATTTCAATTGCACTGTCATCGTGTGCGACACCTTGGTCAAATTGCATGTCACTGAAAATAACCAATGTTTCTGGCATTTCTGCTTGAGGAACATTGTTATCCAATGCTGTCTTCAAAATCAAATCAAATGCAGCATGAAGATTGGTGTTAGCAACTTCACCTGTATTCATTTGGTTGATCTTGTCGTTGATGTTACCATTTAGGTTAACCAACTTTGGACGATTACTGAAAGTCAAGAATGTATCCTTGAACTTACCAGTGTTCTTGTCTGCAAAGTACAAGCCCAAGCTGATAGCAACTTCCAAGCAGGTTAGACCTGACTTAGAACTATGACCACCAGCAGCACATGTCATTGAACCACTAGAGTCTACCATTGGTAGAACATTGCTGTTACCAATGTAGTTAGGCAATGCGTTCCATTGTGCTTCCACAACATCCAATTCTTGCTTACTCATAGTGTTGTAACGACCAATACGGCCCTTCAACACATCGTATGGGAAGATTGCACTTGCGTTAATCTTAACACCAGCTTCACCCTTCACCAACTTAGAAACATATTCAGCGTATGTTTGACCATGACGACCGAATGCCTTCTTGTATCGTGCGTGAGCAACTGAAGGAACATGTGAGTAGTTGATATTATCCCAGTCGTTGGCACACATTTGTGTTTCAACAACATTGGTCATACCAACAAGACTTTTACGATATTGCTTAGGTGTCATTCCGAAGAATTGACGGATTTCAGCAGCTACCTTACCCTTACGTGGAGTCCACTTTGCAGCAAGACCATTACCTTCACGAAGGGCATTACCCAACATGTTGTATGCTTCCCACTTTAGTTTTGGATCAGTGAAAACGAACAAGTCGTCCCAACGACCAATTTCAGGGACCTTAGCCATCAAACGCAATGCGTCTTCTGGACTAGTCTTTTCTAGGTGACGCAATACTGAACGGAACAATTCACGTTCACCAGAGCCACCACGAACGTCACGTGCCCATTGAGCAATACGCAACGCCAGATCGAAATTCTCTACGTAAGCCGCAGTGAATGCAGGAACAATGTCCTTGCCACGACTTGCGCCAATGTTGTAAAACAAATCAACGCAAGCATTTGCTGTTGATACACGAGCCTTCATACCGTTTTCAGTACGGGCTTCTTGATTCTTAATCGCTTCTACGAACTTCATAGTTTTTCCTTTCTGTGTGATTATGAAGCAGGATACAATTTTTTTACTATTATGAAAAGTATAAAAGTTGCTGTTAGTATCCTAAATTTAAAACTGGATGGTCGGGACGTAATTTATTTTTAGGGTCACCCGTCGATATCCCATGACCTTAGCTAACACATTCACTGTTAGACTGCATATCCCATATTCTACGGGAGACTATCTAGTATTCTACTAGCCTATTTCGCCTACCTTTCGGATACGAACTTTAGCTTTATTTTTTACTTGCTGTATCCATCCAAAGCAAATAACAGGTTAGTTGTTGACTGCTTTTTACAAGGCCATCACTCTTGTGTGGTAGTGGCTACTTCAATATTAGACTTCAACGGGAGGTCCCTCCATCTAACACCATAGACACCATCAGTTCATAAAATATGAATTGCTGCACCTAACCTAAAACACTTTCAAAATTTACATGATTAACTCCTGTAAATGTTTATCTGAATCATTAAAGACACAATTATAGTTTATATTGTGTTTGCCGTCAATACATTTTGGGTAAATCTGGCAGAGAGTAAGGGATTCGAACCCTTGTGTCGCAATGCAACCATCACCTTTCCAAGATGCGCCTTTAAGCCACTCAGGCAACTCTCTATAAATACAGTATGACTTTATACGAAGAATTAGAACTACCAACATATTGTTCATTTGATGATATCAAACAACAATATAGAAAACTATCAATGATACACCATCCTGATCTAGGAGGGGATGTTGAAAAATTCAAACGCATAAAGTTTGCGTATGAAGTATTAAGTGATCCTGAACGCCGTAAACAATATGATTTGGATAAGACGACAGGTGTGACTAATGACATTCACACAGAGGCTATATCTAAACTAGCCAACATATTCTTTGCTATCATGCCAACATTCAATTGCAATGAAGGCAATTTGATTTCAGCAATGACACAGGAAACCAACAATCTTAAAAACCGTGCTCATGCCGATTTGATGATGTGTGAGGTTTATATAAGCAATATTGAAACTGTTAAGAAGAAATTGAAAATCAAAAATCCTAACAGTGACAACATCATTATGTCATTTATTGAAAAACAACTTGAATCCAGATACAAAGATAAAGAGTTATTCAAACATACCATCAAACTTAGTGATGAAATGTTATTGATACTTGATAACTATGATTATGGATTCTTAGAGTTGTTTAACGGCTCAAGTAGCGAACCAACTTTAGATAGCAATACGTAAATGTACGCTTTGATGGGATCCAATCCCAGTTGAAGTATCCAGGTACTTCTTTGTTGAAGTTACTGTATGCTTTTTCAATTGTTTCTTTATTTGACATAGTAACTCCTTTGTTGGAGGAAATTTAAGTTTCATTCTGGCGGAAGCGGGCGGAGTCGAACCCCCAAGGCGCTATTAACACTCAACTGTTTTCAAGACAGGTACCGTCGCCAATCGGTTTGCGCTTCCTCTGTTTGGTGGAGGTGACAGGACTCGAACCCGCTACCTATTGCTTGCAAAGCAACCGCTCTCCCTGGTGAGCTACACCCCCAAATTTTTACTGATTACTGTTTCGTACTTTTTTCAAGTATTCACGACCAACTAAACCTTGTTCAATTTCAGTTAGTGCTGTTACAAACCTTCCGTTAGGTGTTCGTGTTTTAGGTTGATGACCTTTTTGTAACTCACGCACCCTTGCGGCGGCGATGATGATTAAGTCATAACGATTTCCAACCATATCTACTGCTGATTGGCTTGTATAACGAACTCTACTTTCTTGGATCATGTTTACTTTCAGTTGTTGTTAAACTATGGAGCGGGTAGCGAGAATCGAACTCGCAAATAAACCTTGGCAAGGTTTCAGGTTACCTTTACATCATACCCGCAAATTTTTTGGTACCTCGTTGGAGAATTGAACTCCCGTATCCACCGTGTAAGGATGGCGTTCTACCATTAAACTACCGAGGCATTAACTTTTTATTTATTCACCTTCTTTTTCGGCAATATATTCTGCTAGTTTAGCTTGAAATTGTTCTTCTGTCAAGCTATGCCATCCGCAGCAATTACCACTTGGACTACGACCGCAGCCGCAAGTACCCTTTTTCATTTGTTCTACGCTTGGTGTCATTGTTGTTCCTTGTTGTCTGTACTAGATACCCATTCAACCTTTGGTTTATCTTCTGTCATATCTGGCAGAGGAGGAGGTATGTAAGGTTCTTTCTTTGGCTTAACACCAAAGATAGTATCATATCTATCTGCCAATTCATCTTGGCTAATACTGAATGGACGAGGTCTACTACCTTTACTCATGTTACTTATCCTTACGACCAGTACGCATGTTGTCTTGTGCAATCTTTACAAAGTCACGAATAAACTGACCACGAATATGTGCATCATGGATTTGTGCTGCGGCACGTTTAACTTCTTTGCTGATTTTTACAGCTTTGGGATCATAACCTCTGCAAGTCATTATTGTGTCCTTTGAACTAAGTGATAGCCAAACTGAGTTTGAACTGGTGTGCTCAAGCCACCAACATCAAGACCAAAAGCTGCATCTTCAAATGGCTTAACCATTTGACCGCGACCGAATACACCTAAGTCGCCACCTTGTTGACCACTTGGACACTTTGAAAATTGTTTTGCTAGTGAACCAAAGTCTTCGCCACTCTTTACTTTTGTATGTAAGTCCATTGCTTCATTAAGCGTGGGGACTAAAATATGTCTTGCTCTTACTTGTGTTGTCATGTTTTTCCTGTTAAAGTTTTTGGTCGGTGATGAGAGATTCGAACTCCCGACCCTCTGGTCCCAAACCAGATGCGCTAGCCAGACTGCGCTAATCACCGATATTGGATGCGGGACCCGGAATCGAACCAGGATCTGGAGCTTATGAGACTCCTGAATTACCGTTACTCTATCCCGCGTAATATTTAGAGTAAGTATAACACCGACGTAAATTACTTACTACTATTATGGTTAAACAGGTTCTCTTTTTACGTGCTACCATTACACCACAGTGAAGACCAACTCACCGCCGGGATTCGAACCCGGACCCTCTTTTTTTCAGAAAGATTTAAAATTTGCTGAAAAGAACCTAATGGTCAAAACTCTCGGAGAGCATGTACACTCTCCTTCCTTATTAGACTAAAATACATGAATCTAATAAGAGTACATAACAGGATACCATCTTTTATTGGCGGACGCTCTACCAACTGAGCTACATCCTCCGTACGAAGGAAGATAGGGTTCGAACCTATGACATTCTGCTTGGAATTTAAGATTGCTGTTGATATCCTAAAACTGGTACCCTACCCCTGACTCGAACAGGGAGAACTCTTCCTTTTGAGAGAAGTGACTTTGCCAATTTGTCCAGTAGGGCAATATTAATTGACTACACGGAATTCTAACTTCATAGATTCCTGTATATTATATTGATTCAATAATCCTGAATCGCGGTCTGCTTTGATTTGTGGCCAAAACATGCTTGGATTATAATTTTTGTCTTCTACTGTTACGGTCTTGTAAAGTTTATCGTTGATAAAGATTTTTAATTGCATAACAGTATTTATGATTGGTGCGCGAGGCGGGATTCGAACCCGCAAGGCTTTCGCCGTCAGATTTTAAGTCTGATGTGTAGACCCTTCCACCACCCGCGCATTTTTATTGGTGCTCCAGGAGAGTTTAAGTCTCTCTTGGAGTACATTTGGTGCGTCTGGTCAGACTCGAACTGACACGCCTTGCGGCACGAGCTTCTAAGACTCGCATGGCTACCAATTACATCACAGACGCACTACTCTGGAGGTCAGGGTAGGAGTTTAACCTACCTATACCGGGTTTGCAATCCAGCGCATAAACGCTCTGCCACCTGACCATAAAACTAACATTGGAGCGGGATAGCGGAATCGAACCGCTGACTTGAACTTGGAAGGATCTCGTTTTACCATTAAACTAATCCCGCATAAATAATCTCATGCACACTTATTCTGCAATCACAAATGACGGATATCAAATCCATTTGTCTATGGTTGCTGTTGACCAGTGTTACATTTTAGTCTATGATATTTATACACAGACGGTCAACATGAAATTCTTTACTGACCAACAGTCAGCACTTTCATTCATTCGTTCACTTGATTAATGGTACGCCGAGTAGGGCTCGAACCTACGACCAAAGGATTATGAGTCCTCTGCTCTAACCAACTGAGCTATCAGCGCATCATATTTCTATTATATAGTCACACTATATATTTGTCAACTAATTTGGTACCCCCGGTAGGATTCGAACCTACGACATGCGCTAATCTGGCGCCATATGCTCAGGTATAAGCTGAGAGTTTTACCACTAAACTACAGGGGCATATTAAACAGGATAGAATTTTTACGGTTTTGATTAAAAGTCAAATGTATAAATGGTTGCTGTTACTATCCTAAAATCTATAAATACTACATGACTGAACAAGAACTAGCACAACGTATCAAAAACCGACTAGATAAAATCGGTAGAAAGTACGAGACTAAAGGTGAACAACTGTTGTATGAACAGGGAGTTCTTTTAGGCTTGCTTGCTAGACTGTCAATAAAGGATTCAGATAATCTTAGTATGATTATGAATACTCTTAAGTCATTAGGTGATTAACTACCCAACACTGGGTATAATGTTGTTCGTGTTAACTCTTCACCTTCTAACATAATAATCAAGTCAATCTGGTCTGGGTTGTTACCATACGGATCACTTGTAATACAATTTACGAAGGTTAAATTTTCTGTAAGATATTCTTTGATATCTTGTTTTTGTTGTTGTGTCATTGCCATAATGTACTCCTGTACATTATTTATTGTTGGCGTCCCGCGAGAGATTTGAACTCCCACCGACAGTTTTGGAGACTGTAATGCTGCCGTTACACTAGCGAGACATATTGAATTTGTAAGTCGTAGCGTCCCTCATATCGCTACCATTTTCCCTTGTAATAAAGCCGGCAGGGTCAAGATTCGTCATTTGGGATACTAGTCCAGTTTAGCAACCTGTATGCTTCCGTCCTTCCGGGCGGCCGGGAGTTGAACCCGTTTACCTTCTACTATTTCGGTAGTTCGAACTTACCTAGATAGCGTGACATTTTCTTGCTGACACTTACAAAACTTGGGCCCTTGAGGTCACCGTCGAAAGTGACATTTCCAACTATTAACGGGTTGCGCGCCAACCGCGTCAAACTCAAGGATAACCTTGGTGGAGAGCCAGGGATTCGAACCCCGTATACCGTAAGGTGCCGGGTTTACAGCCCGGTGCAGTCGCCAATGCTACTCGCTCTCCAAAATTCTTTACCATATAAAAACACACTTAGTCTTTAATCCGAGACTCTGCATCCTGGCTCGGCTTCAATTTGACTATTACCTGGGGGCAAGTCAATGTGTTTTTGTATGATAACTTGCGGTGGGACTCGAACCCACAGTCACTTTCGTGTAATTCCAAAAGATTCCCTTTCGGGGAGGGTTTAAGGGTCCCGCTTAATCCGTCCTGTCTACCAGTTCCATCACGCTTATGTTACTTGTTACCATATGTAAACACACTTGACCTACTCTGCACGGCAAATGACTGGCGTTCAGAAAAATGTGTTTGCATATGGTAGGGGCACAGAGAATCGAACTCTGATTTCGGGGTTAAAAGCCCCTTACTTTAGCCGTTAAGTTATACCCCCATATTGGTCCCTCGGGTCAGATTCGAACTGACGACCAGCGGATTAAGAGTCCGTTGCGCTACCACTGCGCTACCAAGGGTTGTCGTAATTAATTGATTTTACGTGCCAACCTTGACCAATACGGGATCAAGATTGACACTAACGTTTACTACGTTTCATGTCAATTTCCTTTTGTTTAAAAAATGTTAGTTTCTATAACACCCATTGAAACTAACAAACATTGAGTAGTCATATAACAGGAGACTACTATTTGCTCTGGCGGAGAGTGAGGGATTCGAACCCTCGATACAGAGTTTTTGCTCCATATGTCTTCTTAGCAGGAAGGTGGTTTCAGCCAGCTCACCCAACTCTCCAATTATGGCGCCTCGTAGGGGTTTCGATCCCCTTGCCTCCACCGTGACAGGGTGGCGCTCTCCCGATTGAGCTAACGAAGCATAAATTTGTAACATATTGCCATGTCTACATTGTCTCACATGTTTTTTACGTTCTTCAACGCTTATGTCGACCTTCAGACAGAATCAATCTGCAAAATCTTGGAAGAGCATAGGAGAGTCGAACTCCTCTTCTCAGGATGAAAACCTGATGTCCTAACCGATAGACGAATGCTCCAAAAGTATCACTGTACTCATAATCTTAAAATGGGCTCTAAGGCACTTCTCGGTACAGTGATACAAACTTATAAGTAAACGACTTACTCATGCAAGTTGTAATAAACTTTATACGAATACCATCAAGGTTATTCAGTGCGTAACGCTGAATCTTCCTTACAATATCGTAAGTCGTTTGCATATAAACTCTATACGAAAACATATTGGGGTGCTTAATGTCGCAACTGCGCCGCAGCCTTCTCACGGTACCGTCTACCGATAAGACACTAAACATATTACTTGCAACTTGTCCACCGCGACTCCGAGTCTACATAGCCTAAGCTACTGACCCTGCTTCATGTCATTTACTGTGTGTACCCCGGCGGGTACTTTAAAAGACAGTAAACAACCTAGTGGGGTTGTTAACCTAATACATTCTCGTATAGAGCCCTGAACTTAACAGGGTCTATACAAAATTTAAATTGTTAAAGACTGTTTGTAAGAAAGCACGATCACTTTCTTAACTTCAATACAAGTAGTATAACACCACTTGCATTTATTGTCAATAGATTTTTGTAAAATACTTTAGGCTGATATCTGATAAATGATAGTAGGATTCGAACCTACACGCTGTTTACTGCGGGGACCTCTAAAGCCCCCATGTCTACCACTTTCATCATATCAACTCCCTTCACATTTGCTCGGCAAAGCTACTGCAATGGGGTCAGATTTCAGACTGCTTTCTGATTGCCGTCATCAGCCTAAAGTAC